TTTGTCCGATCTTGATTTACCGGTTGATGACCCTGCAATTTTTACGTTGTAGAGTAACGGCCAAATACCAGCAAAAACAATCTTACCAGCTATTGCATTCGCAACATGACTTAAAACAACTGGTAAATAAAATTGCGGTATATCCTGTAACCCTGCTGCCAACATGCCGTCAACACCTAGACTGATCAACCCACCAGGTTTTATTAATTTACTGGGAATATTAAGCGACACACCAACATCTTCAATATCTTCCTTAGTCATAATTTCACAGGCAGGCCCATCATCTTTGTGTTCAATACCATAAATAGATTTACAGATACTCTCTACATCACTAGCAGAAAGTGGCGGAGTATAGGTTGCGTTATCGGAATTACATAACATTATAACCTGATCATAGTCCAGCCCCATATTACAATATCTACCAGCAAGCCTGGTTAGTGTGTTGTTGCGCTCACCTTGTACAACGACTTCACGCGTAACAGGCGGTTTAGTTTCTATTTGTCTATCAGATGGAAAAATATCATATGGAAAACAAGCCAAGTCATCCCAACTATTAAAACCAGGTGTATATTCCAAGGTGTAGAGACGCCCTGTCTTGTGGACGGATGGGGCTAGAACAGCGAAACCTCCATCACCCTTAATATCGACGCCAGGCAACGCTCCTGCAATAGTTTTAACTGGTTGACCATTGGGCTTATAAAACCCATGTAATCCACCCCCATCACGTCCTGTGGACTGGAACACACTAGTAGGGTAAGTTTTATGCAACCACTCCACACGCTCAGGAGTATCGGCATCAATAACTACTACATTAGATAGGGCTCCAGTGACAAGACCTAGGTTGGCATCAGGCCATTTCTCCCACCATCCAGTTAACTCATCTTCTGTCGCGACCTCAGTCTGAAACCGTTTCCACTTAACCAATGGCAATTTACTGTTAGTATTGATTGGAATAATAGAGAACCCCATCTCGGCATATTCCAAAGCGTTATTCAATAAATTCATTTTAGTTGATCCCCTCCTGCAAAATACGATTGAGCTCATTTTTTGTGATCCGCCGCCCTTTCCCCATTGGTACGGTTAATACTTTACCCTCGTGAATTTTTTTGTCCAAGAATGAATAGGAAACGTTCAAAATCTTGGCGGCCTTAGGTATCCTTACTAATTGCTCTTCAGTCATTTTTTATCTCCAGTTAAATTTTAACGTTGACTTCGTTCTTAATTCTAATGTTAATATTCATTTTATGATAAAAACAAAAAAAAAGCAAGTTAAATAAAATAAAAAAAACATTTGACTTTATCTTACGACCTGTGATAAGATGGATTTTTAAGAGTTAAGGAAAACAAAAACTAACAAGGAGAAAATCATGAAAAAATTAACCGAAGTATTAAAAAACCATAAAGGTACAATTGGATATGATGTCAGTATCAATATAGATGGTTACGATATCCCAGATGTTGGCGAAACCATATACACCGACAATCAATCCATGCTTTGCACCAAGGTTATCGTATATGATAACGGTTTCGTAACAGTTGTTTTTGAAAATGGTATGTTTTCATCCGGCTGGCAAATTGCTCATATGGTTGCAACTGGAAAAGTTAAAATTAAATAAAAAAACATTTGACTTTACCCAGAGACCTGTGATAAGATAAAAAGAAAACAAAACAAATCGAGGGAAAAATTATGCGAACAGCAAAAAGGATGAGAAGATATCACAGGAAAGATTGGTTGTCAAATAGATATCGGGAAGCTTTGGAATTACATAAGGCTAAAAACCACGAATACAATAACACCACTGTCCATTTAGGAGATTAAAAAATGATAGAAGGAATTATTGCAGATATTGAATACGCGAAAGGGCAGGAAGTAACATGGCGTGCTGAAAGGATTTTAAAAGAGCAGGCCCTTATAAAGGCCTTAGATACAGATCAAAGGCTTGAGGGGTCAAAATCTTTTGAGCTGAGAAGAACAAGAGTTACGATAACAAAAAAACTATCACGCTCCTTGGATTTCAAGGCTTATAAGGCTATGCATTTTTTACCGGAAAATCAATTTGTAAAGATGAAACCCGCAATTGATCTAAAAAAACTCAAGGAAGTCGAAAAAGATTTTCCGAAAGAAGTTGCTGAATGTATTACCATTAAACCGGCTAAAACTGCAATTACTATTAAGGAGATTATATAGTCGATGTAATTAACTAGACTGTTGTGGAGGTTGTATTTAATAAATTAAAAATCAAGGAGGTACTAACTATCTATAAGCACGAAAAAGAATTCCTAAAAGCATCGGTAAAGGCTGGTCAGGTTTACGTTAACAAGATTTTCTCAATAGGCAAGCTTAATGTTTACTCGCCCATTAAACAAGTTAACATGCCTAAGGAGCAGAGAGAACAATATGAAGGTAATTGAAATTTGTCGCCCGGTATGTCCAGTATGCGGTGAGTCATTGGAGTTGACTAGAATCACAACATATCGTAATTGTATGTGCTTCTGGGAGTGTCCTTGCCTTGAAAGATTGGAAAAACAAATTGATAAAGGCGAGTTAGAATCGGATAACGATTTCTTTTGTTAAAGATTTATCTTGACTTATAGTTAAATATGTGCGATAATTAATAATAAAAAAAAGGAGATTAAAGTATGGATTTAAAAGCACTAGTAAAGAGTACCAAAAAATCAAGTCCGCCTAAAATGTTAATCTATAGTGAACATGGACTTGGCAAATCAAGTCTGGCAGCGGCGGCACCATCACCGGTATTTATTAACATGGAAGATGGTTTGTCAGAGATCGAGACTAACGCATTTCCGGTGGCCTTGACTTATGAAGACGTAAAAGCTCAACTAACGGCGGTACTGACCGAGGAACACGGGTTTAAGACTTTGGTGATCGATACGGTCGATTGGCTGGAAACTCGTATTAATGAATATGTCTGTCTGCAAGGCAATAAGGACTCTATTTCGGAGTTTGGTTATGGAGCAGGTTTCCAACAGACTTTCGAAGAGACTGTTAAAATTGTAAAGATGCTCAACAAAATACATATTGAGCAGCATATGGGTGTCATTTTGTTATCCCACGCTATTATTAAAGGTTTTAGCAATCCATTAGGTGATGATTACGACACGTACAGGCTGAAACTAAGAGAGAAGAATGCTGAACTATACCTTGAATATGTAACGCTGGTAGGTTTCCTGCATATTCCAGTTTATGTAACCACAGAGAAAAAAGGCTTTTCTGAAAAAACCAAAACTGTTTCATCCGGCAGGGTTTTGTCGGTCAGTCCTAATGCTGGATTTAGCGCCAAGAATAGGTATAAAATCACAGAAGATATTCAAATACCGTCTCCTTCTGAGGGTTTCAAAAATCTAATGGCCGAAATAAAAGGAAGTTCAAAATAATTTTTGATTTTAGTAACCGTATTTGATATAACATTTTTTTGTGCCACCCGGAAAAGGCTAGGTGGCACAAAAAACAATATTTAAAAAGGAGTATAGAATCATGGCAAGTCTACCACCTGGGGAATACAAGATGGCCATTATTAGGGACAATCCTGGAAGTACCAAGGCTGGAACCGAGAAAATTAAGCTCCAGGTGATTGAGGGAGCGCATGCCGGGAAGCAGGTAACCTGCTCCTGTAAAGAGTTGGAAAAATTTTATGGATGAAATAATTTGATATTATATTCGTATAAGCCATTTGGAAAAGGCCAGGTGGCACAAAAAACAATATTTAAAAAGGGAGTATAAAGTTATGGCAAGTCTCGCAGGAGTAAATCTCGACCCGGAAGTACAGGAAGCAACCAGCTTTGAAATTCTGCCACGCGCGAAGTATAAGATGGTCATCATTGGTGATGAACTAAAACCGACCAAATCAAATACTGGTACCTACCTTGCGGTTAAGCTCCAGGTGATTGAGGGAGCGCATGCCGCAAAGCAGGTGACAGACAACATTAACCTGATGAATCCATCTCAGGTTTGTCAGCAGATCGGGCAAGGAACTCTTAGAAAAATTTGTACATTGTGTGGAGTACAGTATCCGCCGAATGACACGACAGGTCTTTATGGTAAGCCTATGGATGTTGACATTGACATTCAGACCTTCACGAGTAACACTTCCGGTAATGAGTTGCAGAGTAATGTTGTTAAGTCTTATAATAAGGTTACCACACCTACAACTGAAAGTACAAGTAGTACAAGTAGCGCTGGCGTAGATGATGATAATATACCATGGTAGTCAATTCGTAAATTAAATTAACAGGGCCGGTTAATTCCGGCCCTGTTTTATTGGGAGATTAAAAAAAAATGGAACTTAGATATATTAAACACGAACTTTTGCATGTAAGAGATTGGGATGGATTTCAATTTTGCATGAGGAGATTGTTATAATGTCTGATCTTACCGAACTACTATCAAAAAACAACCCGGAAAATAAGATTGATCAATACTATGAAGACAATTTTAAGCCCCGTACTCATCTAGGCTTGTCTCAGTGTGGTCATGAATGTCCCAGGTATCTCTGGTTAAAACATCACGGTTATAAGGAACCAGCGCCTGACGGGAGAGTTTTAAGGTTGTTCGAGCTAGGTAATGTAGTCGAAGACTTGGTTGTTGCCGATCTGCGAAAAACTGGTTATACAGTGTCAGACCAGCAGGAGTCAGTAAAATTTGACTGGGGCGAAACAACTTTGACAGGTCATACTGACGGACGGATTGTAGGGCTGGAAGCATCTGCAAAAACTCATTTGCTTGAAATTAAATCATGTAATGATAAACGTTTTAAATTATTAAAAAAACAAGGATATTGTGAGTGGTCTGCAATGTATAAATTCCAGATCATGGCGTATATGCTAGGGCTAGATTTAGATAGGTGTCTAGCTGGTGTGTACAATAAAAATGATTCTGCTCTTTACACTGAACGGATCAAACTCGATAAAGAATGGATTATCAAGAACTTAGAGTACGTATTTGAAGTAATTACTCAAGATAATCCGCCTGACGGAATATGCCCAAATGCAAGCTGGTGGAAAAGTCGTTTTTGCGGATACAGGGATATTTGTTTCAAGTAAAGGAGAAAAAAATGAAATGTAAAAAATGCGGATCAAAAGTTTTTTTGGTTGACGAAATTGATAGTTGTGATGATTGTAAACATAATGGAGCATGGGATACCGAGGAACAAGAATACGTATATGATCAAAAACAAATTGACGAATTAGATTTAACGCGAGACCATGTAGAGGAAGAGGGAGAATGCCTCTACGGTAACGCAAGTGGTAGTGGATGCCTTATGATAACCTGTAAAACATGCGGACACGAATTCAACGTACCTACAGTGGAGTATTGACATGCTACCAGAAAAAGTAATACAAAAAGCTGTTTTGGATTATCTGGGCACTATCCCAGGTATTTATTTTTTTCGCGCCGCTGCCGGGGCTGTTACCACATCTACAGGGAGGTTTTTTAAAACTGGGAGAAAAGGATTGCCCGATATCGTCTGTTGTCTCCCCAAGAGGTCAGGTGATGGCAGGATAGTTGGCGGAATCTTTGTAGGCCTAGAGATAAAAAACGAAAAGGGCCGGCAGTCTCCAGTGCAAAAAGAAGCTCAAAAACAAATCGAAGAAGCAGGCGGTCATTACTATATTATTCGATCGTTGAAAGATGTCAAAGAAATAATTTGACTTTACATGATAGAGTGTGCTATAATAAAATTATTAGAAGGGTACATAAAGATATAACTAGGAGATATAAACATGTTAAAAATACAAAAATACGAAACTGGAATTGAGGTTAGTTTTGGATTTGTCGTAATCGATAGGGACAATCAGGAGAACCAGTATTTCTGTAGGTTTCCACACAACATCTATTACACTGATTTACCTGCTGATATTAAAAACAGAACAATAAACAAAGAAGCTGTCAGGGTTTTGAGAGAAAAAATTAATCAGGCATTAAATGATCTTGAATACGCCGTTGAGAACCAGCATGATGATAATTATTTACTAGAGATAGGTGACCCGATACATGGGTTTACTCCTGTAAATAATAATAAATGGTAGTAAAATTGTGGGTAATTTGTTGCGGTATAATCAATTTTTATGAGGTTTAAAAAAAAATGAAACCAGAAAACAAACTTGGAATAAAACCATATATTTCAGATGGTTGTTTGATTGTTCCAGCAGGTTGTGAAGAGAAATACAAATACTGGGAGGGCGGTCAGTCGGTGGCAGAAACATTATACGAACTGGTGGCAACACAACTAATACTTGATAATTATTTAAACAACAAAAAAGGAGTGTAGTCATGAAAGAATTACTTTTTGAGGCATACAATCAATCGCCAAATTTTATCGTAGATCAAATAAAATATTTGGAAGAGCTCGCTGTTAAACAGGAACAGGAACAGGAAAAGCGCAATACATTGTGTGCTCTCAAAAAGCTCTTAGGGTGCGCATTGACAGAGGAATGTCATAAGTTTAACCAGGAAAAATATGAAGAGGAGTATTACTATGAGTAGAACTGACGAAATAGAAAAGAGAATAGGTAATATTCAAAACGTATTGTTGGATGCACACCATCACCATACTCATCAATCTGGTTACGTCGGTGATTTGATCACAGAATTAACAAACCTACAGATCACTTATAATGATTTTGATAATTATGTCGAGAAAGCAATTGAGATGCGACAAGAAATCCTTGATAAACTCAAGGTGTTACTAAAAAAAACACTAAATAATGATACTCCACATAGTCTTGAGGATATTAAACAGATTGTAATCACTAAGAGAGAAAGAGCGTTTGATGACCGTCCAACGTCAGTGTTTTACGAAATTTAATTAGGAGAAAAACTATGGCCGTTTACGAATATAAGTGTCGGAATTGCGAAAAAGTTATTGAAAAATCATGCTACCATCTCAGTAGACCTGGTGGCATCGTTTGTGGAAACTGTGGTGATATTGCCAGGTTAATCTTATCAGTATCAAGTTTTCATCTCAAGGGCGGAAACTGGGCTTCACAAGGATATGGTAATAAAAAATGAAAATACAAGAAATAAAAGAAAGAGTAGCGGCAGGGATCAGGAACATGAATTATCCGCCATCAGCTTTGTTATGCACTAGTGGCATAATTGATACGCCATACAAAATAGCTGGTATACCTATATTGATATCAGCATTTTTATACAATACATATTCTGATAACAACATCCCTTTTATTCCTGTATGGGATGATTTTAATATTGATTATCCTTGCTATAAAGAAAGAAAACTGTTTGAGTCTGGTTATTTAGGGGAGTATTAGGATGTCTGAAATAATATTGAGGAACTATCAAAAAGACGCATTAAAACAAGTATACAGTGACTTGAATCAGGATGATAATCCTGTTCTATTGAGTGCAATTATGGGAGCAGGGAAAACCATAATGACCTGTAAACTAATTGAACGATATTTTAACAATACAAATCGAACGTTTTTGATCCTTGCCCATAAGCAAGAACTTGTACAACAATTTCACAAGGCATTCTTGCACGCAACCAATATACCGAAACAGGATATCGGCATCTGTTGTTCAGGACTCGGCGAAAAAGTGGTTAAAAAACGTGTTACAATAGGGACAATACAAACATATTTTAATGTAAAATTCCCAATACCTATAAGCCTCTTAGTTATTGATGAGTGTCATAAGATTTCTGTGGGTACTGAAAGCCAGTATGACGTCATTATCAACAGACTTAATGCGTTATCACCTACCATGCGTATTCTTGGTTTAACGGCTACGCCATCACGTTTAGGCCATGGTTATATTTATGGAGATAAACATCGTCCGGGCCGGATTAATTTGTTTTCTAAAATTAATCATAAAATTGAATATGAGACCCTTAAAAATCAAGGTCATTTAGTCCCATTACGTGGTAAAGTTGCTACGCATAAAACCTTACAGCAAGACCTGGACAGAGTTAATGTGTCGGGTGATTATACACTGCAGGAATTAGGTGACGTGATGTCTCAACAGCGTCATATAGATACAGCCGTAGAAGCAATTAAACAATATTGTCAACCATATAGTACAATTTGTGTGTTTTGTTGTACCATTTCGCACGCTGAAATGCTTAATGATTTACTCGGTGAGGAAAGCACAACAGTTCATAGCCAGTTGACACCTATGGAAAGATTCACTAACATGGAAGATTGGAAATCAGGACGAAAAAGAATCATAACATCTATCATGATTCTAAGTGAGGGGTTTGATTTCCCGTCTTTAGATTGTTTGGTTATGGTAAGGCCCACATTATCAAGTGTATTGTTTATGCAGTCAGTCGGCAGAGTATTAAGAACAAACCCCGGTAAAGACCATGGTTTTTTACTTGACTTAACGGCGAATACCGAGTATTTTGGCACTAATCTAGATAACATTAAAGTATCGGTACCTAAGGGTGTTCAAAAACTGATTGATCAAAACCAGGAACTCGTTAAGCTTTGTCCTCAGTGTGAGAAAGAAGTCCACGTTGCTCTCAGGAGATGCGATTGTGGGTATCAATGGCCAGAAGCAGAGTTTGAAATTGCCTGTTCGGTGCCTGAAATGAAAGACGTCGATTTTAAAAAGAAACCACCAGAATGGATCGAGATTGAGACACAATTAAAAACAGAACATACAGGTAGGAAGTCAGGCAAGCGTCTTGGTAGGGTTATTCTGACAGCAGGTGGTAACGCTTACAAACCAGATGAATATAGTATATGGTTCTGTTTAGCAGACGAGTATTATGGTAAAGCAGTCCAGAAGGCTCAGATTAATTGGGATAAAATATCCTTAGAACCATTTCCCCAATCAGTCGACGAGTTTTTGCGGGCTAATATAGAGCAGGTTTCGGAAATACTAATCGACGACAATGGAGATTATCCCGAGATAAAAGATATTAAAATTTTACCATTTTAAAAATAATCAAAAAAACATTTGACTTTATGTTTTGAATAAGATATAATTTAGTTAACAGTCAAACAAAACATGGAGACAGATTATGAAGAAAAATAATACGAATAAAGAAAATTTCCCGGCTACGGTAGAATTCTTAGAGAAAGTAAAAGCAACAATCCGTGAATTCGAAATCGAAGTTGGTTATGATCTGTTTAAAAAATTCATGTAAAGTGATGAAAATGAAAAATATTTATACGGTGATTGATTCGGACAAAAACTTGTTGGCTGTTTTTTCTAGTGAATGGGAAGCATATTATTATGTAGAGCGAGGTGGAACTAAAAATGATAAAATCAATTTAAACAAATCTAAATTACACGTTAAGGCAATGACGCTTAATCCGGACTGGAGTTAATAAAATGAAATTTACTTTAAAAACAAATGAAATAGACAGCGCAATGATCGAAGCATACACTAAAGATAACAGAGGACACAAAATGTTGACGTTTGTTGTGCATGAGGATTGTCTTGAAGATGATAATATTTTCTATTTCTTAGATAAATATGGTGAATGTGAAGTTGAACTGGAAATAACAGGGTAGTAGAATAATAATCCGTTTAGGGGGATTTGGGCGGCAACCATTTTACATCGGCCTATATTTGCTTGATAAATACAGTGTGCTAGGGGTTGCTAACGGATTAACTTTAAAAAGGAGAAATAATTATGAGATACTTAATAATATATGAGAGTGGAGTTTTTTTTAAAACTGATAATTTAACCGATGATGAAATAAATACTAGTCCTGAGTTTGTCGATATTATTGACACAAAAAACATGACTTCGTTGAGTAATGATTTATCGTGGGAACCTATACAAGAATGGGAATAAAAAGGAGAAATAATATGAGATATTTAATAGTCATGGAAGATGGAGAGTTTTTTCAAACCAACAATATAACTCCTAACGATACCAATGCTATTCAAAAAGGACATGTACGAATTGTTGACGCAAACACAATGGTTGAAATATGTGATGATTTATCATGGGACCCTATACAGAGATGGGAATATGAAGAGGAGAAATGATTATGCAGAAAGAAAGAAAAAATGGAGAAAGCTTTGAAGATTACAAGAAACGATTGCATAACGAAAAAAACACATTAAGAAAGTATTGCAAAGGGCATATTTTTTGGAATATGCATTATCCATATGTTTGGAGGGCATAAGGAATGAAAATAATTAAACAATCAGTTGAACTGCTCTGGATCACGCCAGAACCAGAAAAAAAAATAGAATGTGCAGGGAGAACATGCTACAAAAGCGAAGATAAGATAACAGAAAAATCAGCAAGTGAGTTCTGCGGTAGAATGAAAAAGAACGGACATTACCCTATGTTGGAACACGCTTCAGCGTCATTTCGGATCGTTACTGACAGAGGTATTAGCCATGAAATAGTAAGGCATAGGATCGCATCTTACGCCCAGGAATCCACTAGGTACTGTAATTACAGTAAAGACAAGTTCAGTAATGAATGTTCATTTATCGAGCCGCCTAACTTGACAGGCTTTCAAAGAGTGCATTGGCAGATTGCATGTAAAATAGCAGAACGAAATTATTTTAACCTACTAGAATCAGGTTGTACGCCTCAGATTGCTAGGTCTGTGTTACCAACATGCCTTAAAACCGAAATAGTTATGACATGTAATTTGCGTGAATGGATGTATTTCATACAATTACGTGGGTCTAAGGCAGCGCATCCACAGATAAGAGTGATTGCGAATTCAATCGAAGCAGAGTTGAAAACTGTAACACCAAGTATTTTCTAATCAAAAGTCATCAGAGTGGTTGTGACTATAATCAAGAGCTCAATCTCCTAGCTCTGAGAGTTGACCTGGCAACCGTAAGCTATTCACCAGGATTTTTTTTTATTAAATCTAAATTACTATGGAGAAAAACATGAAGAAAGAAGATTGTTTGTTTTATGTAGTTGAATACGACGAATGCTCGAACCGCAAAAATCCTTATTACCCTGATTGTTTGGAAGATGGGGGTAACTGTCCTTGGGCTAAAGAGTCCTCGAAAAAAGTAAGTAAAAAAGGTGATAACAAAGATGAAGGTGATTATCCTACACCTGTTAATTCAGCTTTAAATAAGCAAATTGACGGAGATCACTACAGGCAATTAAAAATCCAGCCTGTTGAATTTATCCTTGCAAACAATATTCCGTTCTGCGAGGGCGCGGTTATTAAATATGTTTGTCGACATAAAACCAAGGGAGGTAAAGATGATTTGTTGAAAGCAATACATTTTTGTGAAATTTTAATAAAGGAGTATTATGAATGAAAATATCAATCAATTAAGCAGTTTACATGAACTACCAGCATTGTCTTTAAGTAATATGCCAGATGTATTGTCGGAAAATCCATGCGTGTTAGCGCCTAAAAAGGCTGGTACTCGAATGACCTGGAACAGTTTTGCATCAGCGTGTTTGTGGCGACAATCGAAAAAAAAAGCCTGCGATATTTATAGTGCAATTTGTGAACAGTGCGAGATAGGTAAAGCAGTGGAAAGAGGTGAAAAAGTATCTCCACCTAACGGCATGACAATAATAGAGCCGGATGGATGGATTGAGCAACCCATAAAACAACCGCCTAAAAACTGGATACAGGCATCAAAATATAACTTCCATACGATGGAGGTAGGCGAAACATACACCGATAACATAGAGAATGCTAAGCGCTGTAGATCAGCTAGGAGAAATATTGCAGTCAGGCATGGAAGGGAATTCATAACTAAAATTATTGATAATGAAATACAAATTACGAGG